AACGCAAATGACGCTATCGAGCAATTACAGGCTAAGGTTGGAGTTAATAGCTCAGCGGTAACAACTTCCCATGATTATAAAATTGCTCAATTAGAGGCAGCAATTACATCTGGTATATCTGGTACAAAATTAATTTATCAGGATGTAAGAAATCAAAGCGGATCATCTTTAACAATAGGAACTCCTGTAAGAGTAACAGGCTCTGATGGGGCTTCTGGAAAACTACTTATTGCCGCCGCTTCAAATGCTAGCGAGGCTGGCTCATCAAAAACATTCGGTTTAGTAAGCTCTACAATATCAAATAACTCAAACGGTCAAGTAATTACAAACGGACTCGTAGAAGGCTTAGATACAACTGGAGCGGTAGACGGAGATCCAGTTTGGCTTGGAGTCAACGGGGCAAAGATATTTGGGCTTGCAAACAAGCCAGTAGCACCAGCACACCTAGTATATCTTGGAGTAGTAGTAAGAGGCGGACAGCAGAACACAGGATCAATATTCGTATCAATCCAAAACGGATTTGAAGTAGAAGAACTTCATAACGTATTAATAACACAGATACAAAATAAAGATGCTCTAGTCTATGATTCAACAACCCAGCTTTGGAAAAACTATGACCTATCAAATGACTTCGTATTATCAGGAGATTTGCAAAATAGCCTAGGCGACTATATCCCATTAAATGCATTAGGACAGCCTTCTGGCCCAGCCACATTAGATGCAGACGGAAATCTAATTGTTCCAGAAAATAAAATTATTATTGAAGGTGCAACAGCGGATGCACATGAGTTAACATTACAGGCTCCAGATGTAGTATCAGATATCACGGTAACCCTCCCAAATGCCGCAGGTACACTTGCCTTAACTTCAGATATATCTACAGCAATTTCTAATTTGATAGACGCTGCCCCAGATGCCTTGAATACTCTAAATGAATTAGCAGCAGCAATTAATGACGATGCATCATATGCGGCAGGAATTACAACAGCATTGTCTGATAAAGCTTCTCTATCTTCTGCTAATACTTTTACAGTTGGTCCTCAGACAATTAATACTGGTAGCTCTGTTAATAATGGGCTTATTATTAAGGGGGCTGTTTCTCAAAACTCAGGAGCGGCATTAACTCTATGGCAAAATAATCTTTCATCTACACTTGCACAAGTAACTGGAACTGGAAGAATATATTCAGCAGTTTCAATTACTGCTGGAGCTATTTCAACCTCTTTAGGAGCACTTACTGCAATACCTACATCGGCTGGAATTATTGGTTCAGTTGTAAGAGGATTTGCCTCACAAACTGCTAACCTGCAGGAGTGGCAAAATTCTTCTGGTACGGTGTTGGGATACATCGGTGCAACGGGTGGAGCAAAGTTTGCTGGTCTCGATGTACAGATGACTGGTTCTGCAATTGTCAACATTGGAACAGCAGCAAGTAGTCTTGTTGGGCTTATTGTTCGTGGCGTAGCCTCCCAAACTTCAGATTTACAACAATGGCAAGATTCTTCAGGGACGGTATTAACTAAAATAGATGCGTCAGGAAACATTACTCTCAACGGAGTAAGTGGAGTTGCTGCTATTTCTGTGGGGACAAATGCTAACTCAACATTAAGTACAGCAGGACTGTTTGCTGCTGGACAAAATGTTACTGGTGATTATCAAGCAATAATTACATCAACTTATGGCGCAAGAGCTGGGGCAACACTTGGAGTTAAAGCATCAGGTGGACAAACAAATGATTTGCAGCGCTGGCTAAATTCTGCTGGGACTGTAATTGCAAGAATTACTGCATCAGGAGTAATTGGAACTACTCAAAATGTTTATTCAAGTAGATATTATTATTCAAGTAATGGAACAGATACTGGAACTTCAATTTCTTTTATAGATGGAGCAGTCGGCGACGGATTAAATATAAGAAATATAGATTTAGGTACACCAAATGCGGCATTTGACAATGTTGTTCCATTAACTATTAGTGGAAATATCAATCAAACAGCAAATCTTCAAAATTGGAAAAATGCTGCAGGAACCGTATTGGCTAAAGTTGACTCAACTGGTGCTATGTTTACAACTACTGCAGCAGCAAATACTAATACCACACAAGTTGCTACTACAGCTTATGTTCAAACAGAATTAGCGGACTTAGTTAATTCCGCCCCAGCTACACTAGATACATTAAAAGAATTATCAGATGCCCTTGGTGCAGACGCAAACTTTGCAACTACAGTAACTAATAACTTAGCTCTTAAGGCACCACTTGCTTCTCCTGCCCTTACAGGCACACCTACAGCACCTACAGCGGCGGTAGGAACCGATAGCACACAAGTAGCTACAACAGCATTCGTAATTGATCAGATAGATGCCTCAACACAACCTGGAGCTCTATATCAAACAACTGCTCCAACATCTCCAGAAATCGGTCAGATCTGGATTGACTCAGATGATAACGTAACCGTATTTGATTCAAATATCATAAGACGCCAGCCATTCACAGCAACCGCTGGACAAACAAATTTTGTAACAACAGTTCCATTTATCGATGGATTTGAGCAGGTATACTTCAACGGTCTTCTACTACTTAAGACAACAGACTATACTACTTCAGGAACTAATACAGTTATTTTAGGATCTGCGGCGGCAGTAAACGATATAATCGAAGTAGTAACAATAACCAATCTTAATTCAGTAAACACATATACACAGGCAGAAACAGATGCCCTACTTGCAGCAAATACCTCAGTTGCCCCACTTTCAATATCTGCAAATACAAACCTTTTGGCAAAGAAGCGATATTTTGTAACATCGGCTTCAGCCCTCACATTAACACTTCCAGCATCACCTGCTCTAAATGATGAAATTCAGATCCTAGATGCTTCTGGAAACGCTTCGACGTATAATATAACAGTGGCCCGTAATGGTAGATTAATTAATGGGAATGCAGGAAATTTAATTATTGATAACAATGGTGGCTGGTATACATTGCTTTATACTGGTGCAACATATGGATGGAAGGTTGGATAATGCCAGATATTAGAACCTCAGACTTCGGTGGTATTCCATATGGAAATACTGCAGGCCGTCCTGCCAATCCAGTAACTGGTAAATTGTATTCAAATGGTGAAACTGCTAGATTAGAGCTTTATACATCTGGAAACAGTTGGGAAAATATTGTACAAGAAGTTCCAGAAGTAAGTTCAGTTACAGGTACATATTTAGAATCAGCAAATTCAGGAACAATAGTAATATATGGAACAAACTTTGTTAATGGAGCAATTGCAACAGCAATTGGTTCAAATGGGGTGCCAATAAATGCTTCTTCAACTACATTTAATTCACTAGTACAGCTAACTGCCGTATTTTCAGGATTGTCAAATACTCAAGAGCCGTATGATATAAAAGTTACAAATCCTTCAAATTTGTTTGGAATTATTCCAGATGCCCTATATGTAAATGCTTCTCCAGTTTGGACAACAACAAGTGGATCGCTAGGAACATTTAATGAACAAGTTTCTGTTTCTGTATCAGCAACAGCCACAGACTCAGACTCTACAATAACTTATGCTTTGGCAAGCGGATCAATCTTGCCTTCAGGTATAACTTTAAATTCATCGACAGGATTAATTTCAGGAACACTTCCAAACATTACAGCAGATACAACTTATACATTTACAATTAATGCCTCAGATGGATTAAATTCTGTAGTTCCAAGAACATTTAGTATAACATCATTAGCTATTACGACTGCTGAAGTATTAGTTGTTGCAGGTGGAGGTGGAGGATCTTCTATTATTGGCGGTGGTGGTGGAGCTGGCGGAGTTATATCTAATTCTAGCTTATCACTTAGAGTTGGAATTCCTCTTACTGTTACAGTTGGAGCTGGGGGTAGAGGAGCATTTGGTTATACTGGAGGAAAAGATACAGAAGCTGGATACCCAGGATATGATTCTGTTCTAGGTTCACTTACAGCAATTGGCGGCGGAGGAACACTTGGCTGGGATACTACATCACTTCCTGTTCTTTCTGGAAATAGAACATGGAATAAAGACGGTGGTTCAGGCGGCGGAGGTAGTGGATCATCTGGAAATATAAGTGGATTTACTGGTAACAATACAGGTGGCGTTGGCACTACAAATCAAGGATTTGCTGGAGGAAATGGTGCAGATCCATATGGCGCAGGCGGCGGCGGAGCAGGAGAAGTAGGACATTCTCAATCCGTACATGGAAATCTCAACGGCGGAAATGGAGTTCAATCTTCAATTACTGGAGCAGCAACTTATTATGGCGGCGGAGGAGGCGGCGGACGCAGACTATCAGGTGGAGGTAATGGACCATCTTCTGGAGGAGCAGGCGGAGGAGGAATGGGAATGTCGGGTTCCGCATTTGACAGCAATCAAAATGGAACAGCAAACACTGGAGGCGGTGGTGGCGGAGGAAACTTTAATTCAGTAGGCCCAGGCTCTCAATCGGGTGGTAATGGTGGATCTGGCGTAGTTATAATTGCTTATCCAAATACTGAACCAGTATTAACAATATCTAATGGCTTAACATATGACCAACCAACTCGTGCAGGATATAGGGTTTATCGGTTTACAGCGGGAACAGGAACAGTTACCTTCTAATGTCTAGAATCAGAGATATAGCAAGTATACTTACAACCGCTAGCAATCTTGCTACCGACACCGAAACAGCGGCGGCAATAACAGCTCATAATACTGCTACTACCTCTGTACACGGAATAACTAATACCGCCGATCTTGCAACACAAACTTATGTTCAGTTAAATAAAGGCGTTCAAAGCGGAACAAGTATTCAAAGACCAACAAATTTTTTATCTTCAAATGGAGACGTATATTCAAATACCACAACAGGGTACCTTGAAGTATATAGCTCTACATATGGATGGGAAAAGGTGGGAGCAAATCCATCTAATCTTACAGTAACTCCTACAAATTTAGGAACAGCTAGAGCATATAATGACGGCGGAGTCGAATTAGATTTAGGATTTCCTTCTGTTCCAGGAAGATCATATGTAATTACATCAACCCCATCAAGTAGCACAACAACAGTAACTACCCCATATGCAATTATTACTGGACTTCAATCATCAACACAATATACTTTTACAGCTACAGCAACTAACCTATATGGATCATCAACTCCAACAACATCTTCTCCAATTACAGTAACAACAGTTCCCCAGGCTCCAACAATTGGAACTGCAACTGCTGTAGGAAGCACAACAGCCTATGTAACTTGGACAGCAGGAGCAACTGGTGGATCTGCAATTACTACTTATACAGTACATAAGTTTTCAGGCTCTACCCTTATTGATTCTACTAACGTAGCAACTTCTACATCTGCAAATATTTCAGTAAACACTGGAACTGCGTATACTTTTAAAATATCAGCAGCAAATGCTAATGGAATGTCAGAACTTTCTGCTGCATCTAATTCAGTAACAGCAAATGTTGCAGCAACTATTGAATACCTAGTGGTAGCTGGCGGTGGAGCAGGCGGCGGTGGAGCATCTGGTGCAGGAGGCGCAGGTGGAGCTGGAGGATATCGTACTGGAACAGGAATTTCTGTTTCAACAGGAGTTCCATACACAGTAACTGTTGGCGCAGGAGCTAGCACAGTTGGCATAGCACAATCTGGAAGCAAAGGAAGCAATTCTTCTCTTTCGGGTAGCGGAATATCTACTATAACTTCAACTGGCGGAGGTATAGGTGGATATGTTAATGCAGATGCAGGAAATGGTGGATCAGGTGGCGGAGGCGGCGGTAACGGAAGTACAAGTTTTGGTACAGGTAATCAAGGAGGATATACTCCAGCAGAAGGAAGTAATGGTGGAACTCAATTTACTGGAACTTATAATTGGGGCGGCGGAGGCGGAGGAGGAGCTGGAGGAGTTGGACAAAATGCAACAACTAATCTTCCAGGAGATGGTGGAATTGGTATTAATAATTCAATAACTGGTTCTTCTATAGGGTATGCAGGAGGCGGCGGAGGCGGAGCTTGGAATAGTGGTGCAGGCGGAGGAACTGCTTCTCATGGAGGAGGATCAGGTGGAAAAGGTGTAGCAAATGGTTTTTCTGGAACAGCTAATAGAGGTGGCGGAGGCGGTGGCGGAGGTCAAGACAGGTCTGGTGGACTAGGAGGATCTGGTGTTGTTATTATTAAATCTACGGTAGCTGCTGCATCCACAACAGGATCACCTTCAAATCCAAGCTTTGGAATTTATATTTTTAACGGAGACGGGAGCATAACCTTCTAATGGCACACTTTGCAAAACTTGATGAAAACAATAAAGTACTTGCAGTACATGTTGTTGTTAATGATGTTATTACTATTGACGGCAATGAATCAGAACAGGCAGGAATAGATTTTCTATCAGGATTACATGGACATAATTTATGGAAGCAAACTTCCTATAATGGAAACTTTCGTAAGAATTATGCAGGGGTAGATTTTTACTATGATGAAGCCCTCGATGCCTTTATTCCCCCAAAGCCTTTTAATTCATGGGTACTTAATGAAGATACATGTATATGGGATGCCCCATCTGCATATCCTACAGATGGTAAAATATACTCATGGGCTGAAGATAATTTAAATTGGGAATTGGTAGCGGAGGAATAAGATATGGCTAAGATAATTAAAGTATGGAGCGGAACTGAATGGGTAGAGGTTGGAGTCAAGGCTGCCCTTCCTTCAGATTATGTAGATACTACTGCTCTTAATTCCGCCCTCTCATCATATAAACAAGAGGTCAACCTTGCAATTTCTGCAAACACAACATTAGTGGCGGGACGCAGATATTTTGTCGATACAACAGCAGCAAGAACATTAACACTTCCTGCAAGCCCGACCCTTGGACAAGAGGTTGTAGTGATAGATGCAACAGGATCAGCAGCAACAAATAACATTACAATATTAAGAAACGGCGGGAAGATTAACGGATTAACAGAAGATGCTATACTAGATGTTAATCAAGGTACATCAGTATTCACATATACAGGCACAACGCTTGGCTGGAGGTTCGACTAATGGCAATTAGAAAATCAAGTTCATCGGGTATTCCGTTTGGAAATACTGCGGGTCGCCCTGCAAATCCAAATTCAGGACAGCCATACTTTAATGGTGAAACTCAAAGACTAGAATTGATGACCAATAATGGATCCTGGGAAAACATTGTTCAAGAAGTGCCTGGAGTATCTTCAATTACAGGAATTTATTCTGAGCAAGCAAACTCTGGAACAATTACAGTCTATGGAACAAATTTTGTTACAGGTGCATTTGCAACAGCAATAGGCACAAATGGAGTTCAAGTCAATGCAACATCTACTGTATTTAATTCTTTAGTTCAGCTTACTGCTACATTTACAGGGTTATCAAATGCTAATGAGCCTTACGATATTAAAGTTACTAACCCTTCAAATTTATTTGGAATTCTTCCAGACGCACTTTATATAAATGCCTCCCCCGTTTGGCAAACAGCAGCAGGATCACTGGGGTCATTTGCTGAACAAATTTCTGTTTCAGTTTCTGCAACGGCAACAGATTCTGACTCAACAATAACTTATTCCCTTGCTAGCGGATCAACATTGCCTTCAGGTATAAGTTTAAATTCATCTACAGGATTAATTTCAGGAACACATTCTGACATTGCAGCAGATACAACATATAATTTTACAATTAATGCTTCTGATGGATTAAATATAATTCCAAGAACGTTTAGTTTTATATTTAATGCAGCTCCTATATGGTCGACAGAATCTGGATCTCTAGGAACATTTAATGAAGGCCAAAGCATTAACTTGTCTATTGCAGCAACAGATGTTTCTGATTCAATTTCTTATTCTTTAGCATCAGGCTCAGCTTTACCTTCTGGGATTACATTAAATTCAACAACTGGTGCAATATCAGGAACCCTTCCAGATATAACAAGTAACACAACATATACCTTTACAGTTAACGCAACGGATGGCGTAAATATTATTCCAAGATCTTTTAGCATTACATCAAAATATATAATTAATTCTGAATATTTAGTGGTTGCTGCAGGAGGAGGTAGCGGTTCCGACGTAGGCGGCGGCGGCGGCGGCGGAGGATTTGTATCTGGTAACACTAATCTTGTAGCTCAAAATACTTACTCAATTACAATTGGCGAAGGTTCTATAATAGACAGTGGCACTCCTGCAAACGGAGGAAACTCAGTTTTATCAGGGACTGGAATTTCAACAATAACAGCAATAGGTGGCGGAGCTGGAGGTAAATGGAACGACTTCCCTGGAGTTGATGGTGGTTCAGGCGGCGGCGCATCAGGTAACTATACTTTTAACCGTTACACAGCAGGTGGCTTAGCCACTCAGCCAGCATCAGCAAGTGGTGGTTTTGGAAATAATGGTGGGCGGGGAACATCTTCTGCCGCACCATCTTACGGCGCAGGCGGCGGCGGAGGTGGCGCAGGTTCTGCAGGCTTAGATGCGACACCAGGTCCTACACCGAATTCAATAACTTCAACTGGAGGTAAAGGTGGAGATGGTAAAGCAAGTTCAATTACAGGAACCTCTATTTATTATTCAGCTGGTGGTCCTGGTACTAACGACACTGGAGTAACCGCAGGCCCTGGATTGGGTGGAGTAAATATTAACACTGCAGGAACCCCAAATACTGGAGCAGGAGCTGGTGGCTCACAAGATAACGCAAAAGCAGGAGGATCTGGTGTTGTGGTTATTGCTTACCCAGATACATTACCAGCTTTGACAACAATCACGGGCCTAACTTACGATCAACCAACTCGTGCAGGATATAGAGTTTATCGGTTTACGGCGGGATCAGGAACTATTACAATCTAATAGCCCTTAGCACTTATTAAATGGTAAAATAAAATTATGTCATATCAACTAAAAGTAATAAAAGATTATCCTATTGGCTTTTGGCCACTTGACGAATCTTCAGGCACTATTGCAGCAGATATTTCTGGATGTGGAAACAATGCTACATATGTAGGATCACCTGCAGCCAACATGTTACCGATTATTCCAGGCGGTGGATCAGGAACTAAAATAACCAATACTGCTTATATAACAGTACCAACATCAAAAGACTTTTATGGCTCATCTGTTTCAAACGGGCTTGGAAATAAATACTCTTCAGATAATGACTTCACGATAGAACTTTGGGTAAGCCCGTTGATTCAATCTACAAATCTTACCACCCTATTTGCCGACACAACAGATAACATTGGTTTGTATTGGGAAAAGGGAGATATTATATTTAAGGTTTCCAATACAGAGCAGGTACGATGGGCACTTTCATATTCAAAGAAAGCGCTACATATTGCTGGAGTATATTCAGTAGATTCAATTAAGCTTTTTATCGATGGCAAGCAAGTTGCAGTAAAGTCTATAGATTCAAATTTTAAGTTTACAAATACTGCTTTAGACCTGCAGATTGGCCCAACGTCAGATGCTGGAGATTCTTTTATAGTAGATGCTCCTGCTGTATACAGATACGGTCTTCCAGCAACCTCAATTGCAAGACATTATAATGATGCTAATTTTTATATCCAGCCGATACATGTAGTTCAGCCAGAACAGGGACAACTGTTCTCCTGCTCAGACGCAAATAACAGAGTAGACTTTGAATATATTTATGGAATATCTAGAGACTGGAAAGAGTTACTAGACTCAAACACATACTATGATGAACAAAATAAATATATCTCTTTTATCCCAACAGAAACAACAACACCCAGAACTCTTGTAATTAATGACTTTATATTTATTCCGACAGAGAGTGGTTTTACCAATTCAAAAATTGAATGGAGAAATGATCTAGGAATAAGTGTTGAGACAAGCGTGGACGGAGCCATATATTTGCCATGCGTTAATGGAGATGCTATTCCTCAATATAAGGCGGGATCATTTAATTCAAGCGGCCTTCTCTATACAAGAATTACTATGACTACAACAGATGCCAGCAAGTTCCTTCCAAGGCTCTCCTTCTTTGCCATTAAATTCTACAGAGAGTCTTTAGTATATTCAGATAATTCAAATAACTATATTAACTCATCTAATCCCTTTAGCGTGGGGTCTGTAAATTATTCTCCTTTAATTAGACATTATACAAATGGAATTAGACCAGCATCAGGATATGGATTTAATATCAATACTGGATTAAACATAAATACAGTAGAATTATTTTTTACTCCTAAAACAACAGGGGCAAACACATTATTCTTTGAAACAACTACTGGCACTAAGTATGCCTGGAATGGGTCAGGAACGGTCTCCAAGGCCTCTATAAGCAAAGTTTACGTCAATGGGGTAGATAAGACCTCACAGACCAATATAAGCAATTTCCTAGTGGCAGGAGAGCCACATCATATTATTCTAGTATTTACCTCACCAGTTACTGGAACGCTTAAATTTAATTATGAGGTCTCTGGTGGACCAGATAATTTATATAATAATATAGCAATATATAATAGATCTATTACATCTTCAGAGGCTTTAGACCACTTTAATTTATATTGTGGAAGACCCTCCGCATTAGTATCTGATCCAGCCATTCAAGTTACAGAATTAGCTTCAGAGTACTATGATAATGACTGGGTAGTGCTACAAAGCTTATAATTTTGTCACATTGCATGACAAAAAGCTGGACTTAGACAGCAAGTGGTGGTAAAATAAACTTCTATGAATATTAAAAATGTCCGACAGACAGAGGTAGAAGAGTCTACTCTAGGAATCTATGTCTGGGAAATGCCAGACGGACGCTGGATTGGAGATGATGATGGGAACTTTCTTTCGGTCACGTCCAGAAAAGGCAATAGATCCAGAGTCGATGCTTTGGCTAGAGAAGTTCGCTCATACGGTATATATGAGGGCGGGCCTAAATTTCTTTCAGCAAGACGAAAGATTAATGACGAAGAATACGAAGAGCAACAGCAAAGACTTAAGTGGGGACTAGTTCCAGATCCTTTGGATATCGGAAACTATAAAGACGAAATGAAAAAAATGGGTGGCCTAAGATGATTGAAGTTCAAGACGAAAATTCTAACGAGATTGCTATATCTAACGTAGCAGACTGGATGAAGTTTAATTCTCCAATACAGACAACAAGCACAGACTCATTTAAAATCGAAGGCGAAGAGTTAACAAAGGTCTCTGGCCTTGGCGCATCATTTAGAAGAAAAATGAATCGTGACCTTCAAAAAAGATTTCAAGGAATTGACGGAACAGAGACACAGCAGAACCTACTTGCACAAGCTATTACTGGCTATGCAATGTTCGATCTTATTGAGCCTCCATATAATCTAGATTACCTTTCAACTATTTATGAAATTTCTCCATACAACTATGCGGCTATTAACGCTAAGGTTTCAAACATTGTAGGTCTCGGACATGACTTTATTGAAACAAGAAAAACACAAGAAGCATTTGATAACATCACAGATGATAAGTCTTTAGATAGAGCACGTAGAAAACTAAATAGACTTCGTCAAGATCTTTATGACTGGCTAGAAGAGTGCAACGAAGAAGAAACATTTACAGAAACATTGATTAAGGCCTATACAGATGTAGAGGCAACAGGAAATGGTTATATCGAAATTGGTAGAACCTCTGCTGGCAAGATAGGATATATCGGACATATCCCAGCAAAGACTATGCGTGTACGCCGTCTTCGTGATGGCTTTATTCAATTGCTTTATGGCAAGGCCGTATTCTTCCGAAACTTTGGAGATCAAGAAACAGAGAACCCAATCGCAGGCGGACTAGATAGACCTAATGAAATTATTCATCTAAAGAAGTACACTCCAACAAATAACTATTATGGTATTCCAGATATCGTAGCGTCATCAAATGCTATGGCTGGAAATGAGTTTGCTGGAAAATATAACCTTGACTACTTTGAGAATAAAGCTGTACCAAGATATATTATTACGGTAAAGGGAGCAAAGCTTTCTTCTGAATCAGAGCGCAAGCTACTTGAGTTTTTCCAGGTTGGACTAAGAGGCAAGAACCACAGGTCTCTATATATTCCACTTCCACCAGATTCACCAGATTCAAAGGTTGAATTTAAGATGGAGCCAATTGAGGCAGGAACCCAAGAGTCTTCATTTAACGTATATCGTAAATCTAATAGAGATGAAATTCTATTATCTCACCGTGTACCAATTAATAAAATTGGAACTCCAGAGGGAGTTAATTTAGCAGTAGCACGAGATGCCGATAAGACATTTAGAGAGCAGGTCTGTCGTCCAGCTCAAATGAATTTAGAAAAGAAATTAAATAAAATTGTTGAAGAAATGACAGATGCCCTACTTCTTAAATTTAATGAGCTTACTTTGACAGACGAAGATACTCAGTCTAAGATCGATGAGAGATATTTGAGAATGCAGGTAATTACCCCTAATGAAGTTAGAATTAGAATGGGTATGGTTCCCATTGATGGCGGGGATCAAGTTGTGCAATTAAAGCCACAGCAACAGGCAGAGGTCAGAGCACAGGCAGGAAAAACTAGAAATAGAGATTCAGAAAGGTCGGCAAATTCACCCGATATTTCTGGAGAAGGCCGAAATGCTCAGGGAGACGGAAGACAAGTCGACTGACCCTACTCAACCATTATTTGCCTTATATACAATAACGTTATAAAATTAAGCATATGAATATTGAGAAATCTCTTTGGTCTTCGCATGGCGACAACATTACGTTGTCCGTGCCATTTACCAAAGTTAACCGTGAAAAAAGAACAGTCTCAGGATTTGCAACGTTAGACAATCTTGATCAGACTGGTGATGTTGTTACTGCAGAAGCAAGCCTTAAGGCATTCGAAAGCTTCCGTGGAAATATTCGTGAGATGCATGGATCAAATGCAGTTGGCAAAATGGTTTCATTTAAGCCAGAAACATTTTACGATCCAACAACAAAAGAATTTTATAATGGAGTGTATGTTGATGCATACATCTCAAAGGGTGCACAAGATACTTGGGAAAAGATTCTTGATGGAACCCTAGCAGGATTCTCAATCGGCGGAAAGATTACGGATTCAGAAAACGAAGTTAACAAGTCAACTGGTAAGCCAGTTAGATTTATTAAAGAATACTCATTGATGGAGTTGTCAGTAGTTGACTCACCAGCAAACGAGCTATGCAACATCTTGTCTGTTCAGAAAATGAATGGTCAGCTAGTATTTAAAGGAATGGCAACAGAAGTTGTAGCAGAAAATATTTTTTATTGTGCAGACACTGATTCAGTGTTTGTATCAACAGAGTCATCATATGATTCACCAGTTACAGGTAAGCCTGCAACATTGATCGGTTGGGTAGAATCAAACGATGTTAACAAAGCAAAAGAAATAGATAAGATTCTTGATTTACATAAAAAGTCAAGATTGTCGATGCCTGAAACACAAATTGCAAAACAGGCAGACATAGAAGGAGGTAAAGAAGTGTCAGAAAATACAGAAAACGTAGTTGCAGAAGATGCAGTAGCACCAGAAGCAGCCGTAGAAGACACAGCAGTAGTTGCTCCCGCAGAGGAAGCACCAGCTGTTGAAGAAGCTCCTGCAGAAGCAGTAGCAGACGCTTCTGCCGAAACTCTAGAAAAAGCAGCCGACGTATCAGAAGTTATGGTTGATGAACCTGATTTTGCAAAGATGCTTGGCGATCTTAAGGGATTTTTCTCAGAGACATTGAATAAGGCTTCAGAAGCAAATGCAGCACAGGTTTCAGCTATTAAAGATACAGTTGAAACATTTAGCAAGAGCGTAGATGGTCGAATTTCAGAGTTGGCAGAACAACACTCAGCCCTTTCAAAGGCTGTAGAAAACATCAAGAACACGATTGATGGTGTAGAAAAGCGTGTCGATGCAGTAGAATCAGAGACTGCAATTAAGAAGTCCTCAGACCTTGGCGGGTCTCAGGAAGTAATAATCAAAAAATCAAA